TGAAGTCACCCCGAATAAGAGCGACGATCTGAGGGTCAGCATATCCTTCATGATGGACATTCCAGAAACTGTCCGCTGGTCTAGGTTCTCTCGATAGGATGCCCTATACTACAGGGGTATTCGAGAGAACACCATGTCTATTAATCACGAGGTCAAAGGTCAGCTTGCTAAGCTTCTCGCTACCGAAAATCTTGTCATTGAACACAAGAAAGTAGAAACTGCGTGTTTCAATGTAGACACTAGGGTTCTCACTCTTCCTCTTTGGGAACGTGCATCTTCTACTGTTTATGACCTTCTGGTTGGTCACGAAGTTGGTCATGCTCTGTATACTCCTAATGAAGATTGGAGTTCTGTTGCTGATGTTCCCAGAGATTATGTTAACGTCGTGGAAGATGCTCGCGTAGAGCGTTTGATGAAACGTAGGTATCCTGGTCTATCTAAGACTTTTTATCGTGGATACAATGAACTTGATCAGGATGACTTCTTTGGCATCAAAGAAACTGACGTAGCCAAACTTAGCCTGATTGATAGAATTAATCTTCATTTTAAAGTGGGTGCATACTCTTGCATTCCTTTTTCTGAAGATGAAAAAGTATTTGTTGATCTTGTTCTGAATACTGAAACTTTCAGCGAAGTGTTGGAAGCTTGTAAGAAGATTTATGAATATGTTAAAGAAAAACAAAAAGATCAACTTGAAACTCCCTCAGAACTTTCTAGTGAGAGTGTAAATACCAATCGTCAAGGTAGTGGAACTGCCTCTGATGTTGAACAGGGAGAATCCCAAGATGATGCATCTGAACAAGAAAATACCTCTGGTTCTAATACTGAAACTACTGGTAATTCTAAAGGCGATCAAGAATCCCAAAACCAAGATCAAGATCTTTCTCCAGATGGAGATCTTGGGGGAGATAAAGCTGATGAAGATGTATCTGTCACTCAAAGGTCTTTTGATCAAGAAGCTCAAAAACTAAATAAAAGCAATCTTTATTCATCTAGAACAGTTTACATTGAGCATCCTAAATTGCTCATTGATAATATTGTTGTTGATAATAAGGAAATTCATTCTTACATTTCAGAGCAGTTTAATGCTCAAGAAAAGTTTAATAAAGAGAATGCTATCACCAACAATACTTTTGGTGAAGTCGATAAAAGTTTTGAGGCATACAAAAAACAGTCTCAAAAAGAAGTCAACTATCTGGTTAAAGAGTTTGAATGTAAAAAGTCTGCTGATGCATATCAACGATCTTCAGTTTCTAGAACTGGTGTTCTTGATACGTCTAAGCTTCACACTTACAAATACAATGAGGATCTCTTTAAAAAAGTAACAGTTGTTCCTGATGGCAAAAATCACGGATTGCTATTTCTCCTTGATTGGTCTGGATCTATGTCTGGAACAATCTTCGATACATTTAAGCAACTTCTAAATCTTTGCTGGTTCTGTAAGAAAGTTCAAATTCCCTTTGATGTTTATGCATTTACTTATGATTGGAATCCTAGGCTTGTAGGAAAGTTGATGATGCAAAGTTCTGAGAAAGTGGTAAATACTTTCCACATTCCAGAATATTTCCATCTCATTAATCTCCTCTCTTCAACTGCAAACAATAAAGACTTTGATAGTCAAGCCAAAAATGTTTGGAGAATTGTGAGCATGTATGATATGAGCCCAGACATTCGGTATAATATTCGTTATACTATTCCTTCTGGCTTGGATCTCAGTGGAACCCCACTGAACGAATCCATTCTTGCAATGAGTGAAATCATTCCTAAATTCCAACAAAAGAACAAAGTTCAAAAGGTCAATCTGATTACACTTACCGATGGTGAGTCTAATGGTATTGCTTACAACATGACTTACCATTGTAAGTATTCTGATAAAGATAAGTTTGGAACTAATTCTGTTGGTAATGATTGTATTCTCCGTGATCGCAAAACGGGAAATGTATATCGTTCATTCGCCTATGAATATAATAGTTCTGTAACTTCTATTCTTTTGGAAAATCTTAAGGATCGTTTTCCTTATGTAAATATCATCGGATTCAGGGTTGCTAAAACTTCAGAATTTACCAGGCTCTATAAAGACATTATGAATATTACAACCTATGGTAATAATTCTGAAGTCGAAGGTGTATCTAAAATTTGGAAGAAAGATGGATCATACGAAATCAAACAATCAAAATATGATTCTCTCTATGTGATTTCATCTAGTAATCTTTCGGAAAATGCAGCATTTTCCATAGACACTAATGCATCTCTTAATGATATTAAGACTTCATTTCGTAAGATGCTCAAGGCTAAGACTACGAATAAAAAGCTGCTGTCTTCCTTTGCCTCTCTTGTGTCTTGACCAATTTTCAAACTGGCTGAGCCCTGGCTCAGCCCTTTCTTTTTCTGCTATACTTAAACAGTAAACAAGGAGAGATCCAATGCCCCGCAAAGTTAATTTTGAAATCTCTGACGTTCAAGCTCAGTTTGGCTCTGAACTGAATACTGCTCAGCTCCGAGCATACTGTAATGTTGTTGGTGTTTCTTATGCAACAGCCACGAAGCATCTTGAACCTTACAAAGTTAAACGGGGTGTCTGGAATTTGACTGCAGAGCAGCTTGAAAATACTTATAATGCTCCTGCAGCAGAACCTGCAGTTGAACTGCAAGAAGTGCAAGTTCCAGTTCAAAATCTCATTCCTAAAAAAGATGATACCTTCGTAAAGTTTGGTAATTTTAGCGATATTAAAAAAATTATTCAATCCCGTCTTTTTTATCCTACGTTTATTACTGGTCTTTCGGGTAATGGTAAAACGTTCTGTGTTGAGCAAGCTTGTGCTCAACTGAAGCGCGAACTGATTCGTGTGAACATCACCATCGAAACTGATGAGGATGATCTGATCGGTGGTTTCCGTCTGGTGAATGGTGAGACTGTGTGGCACAACGGTCCCGTGATTGAAGCTCTAGAGCGTGGTGCTGTTCTTTTGCTTGATGAGATTGACCTTGCTTCTAACAAGATCTTGTGCCTCCAGTCTATTCTTGAAGGTAAAGGTATCTTTCTGAAGAAGACAGGTAAATTCATTAAGCCTTCTGAAGGATTTAATATTGTTGCTACTGCCAATACCAAGGGCAAGGGTTCTGATGACGGTCGCTTCATCGGCACTAATGTTCTGAATGAAGCTTTCCTTGAGCGTTTCTGTGTAACCTTTGAGCAAGAATATCCCAGCAGCTCTGTTGAGCGTAAGATTCTCGATAAGCTTTGTGATTCTCTTAAAATTGATGATCCTGGCTTTACTCAAAAACTTTCCGACTGGGCAGATATCATTCGTAAAACGTTTTACGATGGTGGTATCGATGAGATTATCAGCACTCGTCGTTTGACTCATATCATTCGGGCTTACAGTATCTTCAAGAATCGAACTAAAGCAATCAAAGTTTGCTTGAATCGATTTGATGATGAGACTAAGCAATCGTTCCTAGAACTTTACGATAAAGTTGATGAGACTGTAGATATTAACAATTCTGCAGAAATCGAAATCGAAATCACGGAGGAGAATTGACAAAGTTCTAAGACACTATTATAATACAGGGGAGGTTAACTCCCCTTTTTACTTGGAGAATTATTATGCAGTGGAAATACAATGAAGAAAAAATTCTTAAAGACATTGAAGAATATGTAGTTAGCACATATCGAGGTCATTACTGTGGTGACGAGGAAGAGTATGAAGATATTCAGACTATTGATCTGATGGCAGCCAAAGGTCTTGCCTCTGCCTTTTGTCAGGCAAATATCCTAAAGTATGGGAGTCGTTATGGTGATAAAGAAGGTCGCAACAAGCGAGACTTAATGAAAGTAATTCACTATGCTATGCTATTACTTCATTTTGATAAGCATTATTCTCGTACACAAAACGGTCTTCAGGAGTTCAAACCATGAGCAATGTTCAAATCTCTAAAAATACAATCAATATTCTTAAGAACTTTATTTCTATTAATAAATCGATTGTAATAAATCCTGGAAATAAAATCTCAACAATGTCAGTAAGTAAAACCATTATTGCTTACGCGGAAGTTGAGGAAGATTTCACCAAGCAGATTCCTATTTACGATTTGGGATTTGTGATTAATGGTCTGGCTCTGTTCGAAAATCCAGTATTTGATCTTAGTAAAGAGAAGTGTTTGATCATTCGAGATAACAATTCCAAATCTCATACTGAAATCTTTTACGCAGATCCTGAAATTATTCAGAAGGCACCAGATCAGATCAGATTCCCTTCGACATATTGTAAGTTCAGGCTAAGTTACAATGACATTGCTAAGTTGCAGAGAGCAGCTTCAATCTATCAAGTAAAAGATCTTTGTTTTTATTCTGATGGAACTGGATCGATCGTTGCCTCTGTAAGAGATAAAGAGAATGATACTTCTAATGCATTTTCTGTTATAGTTGGTGAAGATGATCGAGAATTTTGTTTTTGCATGAAAATGGAAAACTTGAGAGTCATGGCAGCTGAAAAATCACCACTCTTCTATGATGTGGAAATTAGTGATGCAAATGCTGCTAAATTTGTTGACAGTAAATCAAAACTCGAATATTTTATCGCACTAGAACCAAATTAATTGTGAGGCATAAATGAGTTCATATCATGATTTTCTTTGGGTTGAAAAGTATCGACCCAAAACAATTGAAGACTGTATCCTACCAGAAGAAACAAAAACAACATTCCGTGGATTTTTAGAGAAGGGAGAAATCCCTAATCTCCTCCTTCACGGAACTCCTGGTATTGGAAAAACGACTGTAGCTAAAGCACTATGTCAAGAATTGGGAGCAGATGTATATGTTATCAACGGATCAGACGAAGGCAGATTTCTTGACACGGTACGCAATACCGCTAAGACATTTGCGGGAACGGTATCCTTGGTTGGCTCTTGCAAGCACAAAGTTCTAATCATTGACGAGGCTGATAATACCACCCCTGACGTTCAACTTTTGCTTCGTTCTGCCATGGAAGAATTTCATGGTAACTGTAGATTTATTTTTACTTGCAATTATAAAAATAAAATCATCGATCCACTTCATTCTCGCTGCAGTGTCGTAGATTTTTCTATCAGGGGAAAGGCAAAGCAAGAATTGGCAATTAAATTCATGGAGAGAATTAAAGAAATTCTCTCTCTAGAAAATGTTGAATATTCTGAAAAAGTTATTGCAGAACTGATCCTAAAATACTTCCCAGATTTTAGGCGTTGTATTAATGAACTTCAAAGATATTCGACGAATGGGAAAGTTGATGTTGGCGTTCTGTCTGCTCTCTCTGATAACAGTATGTCAGAGCTAGCTAAATATTTGCGCAACAGAGAATTCACAAACATGAAGAAGTGGGTTGTTACTAATATGGATAACGATCCAAATACTATCATGAGAAAAATCTATGACAATCTGTATTCTTATTTTGAGCCAAAAAGTATTCCTGAAGCAGTATTAATTATTGGTGAATATCAATATAAATCTTCCTTTGTTGCAGACCAAGAAATTAACTTAGTTGCATTTTTAACAGAGGTAATGCTACGATGCAGTTTCAAGTAACCTATCAAAAAGAATCTGGTTGTTACTCATGCGATTTTGATTATTGTAATGAGCAAACCAGAGATTTCTATACCGAAAAAATTGTAATTGAAGCAGCTACTCCAGAGGAAGCGGAGGCAATTGTTATGACAAAAGCTCATATACCTGAGTTTAAACGTAAAATACGAGTAATTGATGTGAAAGAATTATGATCCTAACTCCCTTTGGTCCTAAGATATATTATGACAAAATATCAGACGACATTAAAACTCTATTATTAGATATTTCTAATGAGTCTGATTTACATGTAGGACCACACTTAGTTGGTCAGATAGAAGATGAGAGGTATATATACTTGCCTCATAAAGCAGAAGAGGAAATTAAATTTCACACTAACAAATATCTATCTGAATTTTGTTATGAAATAACATCTTGCTGGGTAAACTACCAGAAAAGGTATGAATGGAATCCTCCACACAGACATAATTCAGATCTATCATTTATTATATACTTACAAATACCAAAAGAATTACAATTTGAAGAAGGTCAATTTTCTGGTAAGATATCATTTACATATGGAGAACCTCAGAAGTTTAATAGGTTTGAGTATGGTCCTTTTCTACCAAAAGAAAATGAAATATATATTTTTCCTTCGTGGTTGACTCATCAGGTATATCCCTTTAAATCTGATGTAACTCGTATTAGTGTAGCTGGTAACTTGAATGTCATTTGATAAAAACTACCCATTAAAAGATTATCTCAATTCGATTAATCATGTTAAGAATAATCTTTTAGAAACCGAAGACAAAGGGTGGGAAAAAAACTATCCTCCTTTTATTATTAATAAGTGCTTGGCAAATTTCATTGATACTATTATGCATGTCAATGAAATGAATGTTAAATATCATATTGATAAAAAACTTCATTATGATTATTTGCTAAATAGTGTGAGGAAAAACAAAAGGTTTTCTCCTTGGAGTAAAAAAGAAACAGAAGATGATGTTTTGATTATTCAAGAGTATTTTGGGTATAGTCAAGATAAAGCAAAATCTGCTCTTAAGCTTCTAAATAGACAACAGATAGATTTAATTAAAAAGAAATTATATCGTGGAGGAAAAACATGAGTAACATTGAAACAGATTATGATTGGTCGCAGGATAAAATGGTTGAGGTTATTCTCAAACAACCTGATGACTTCTTGAAAGTTCGTGAGACGTTAACTCGTATTGGAGTTGCGTCAAGAAAAGAAAAGAAGCTTTATCAGTCTTGCCATATTCTTCATAAAAGAGGAAAGTATTATATTGTTCACTTCAAGGAATTATTTGCTCTTGATGGTAAAATTGCAAATCTTTCTGCTAATGATGTTCAAAGGAGAAATCGCATTGCGAGACTTCTTTCTGATTGGGGATTGATTGATATTGTCAGTCAAGATTCTATTGAAGATATTGCACCTCTCAATCAAATTAAGATCATTGCTTATAAAGAAAAGCATGAGTGGACTCTAGAGAGCAAGTATAATATTGGTAAAAAGAAAGTAGAAGCAACGGCATAATATGGCTTCCAGATATCTTAGAGTCATGCTACTGCAGCCTGATGGTAAAGTTTTCTGGAAAAACATTGGCTGGGGCAAAAAATACTTAGATGAAGTTAGGAAAGATGGTAACCATATATTAATGTCGTTTATTGAATATGGGTGACATTAACCGAACTATTGATGGTGGGGTTCCGAACCCCGCTTTTTTTGTAAACTATTATAATTAGTAGTGATGGGAAGAGGCACAGCTACCCATTCGCTAAAGCGGAGTCTTTTAGATCCGTAATGTAAACCACTCGCTTAATAGGAGAATAACAATGACTTGGAATATTACAAGCAACAAATACACAACTAAAGACCTAGAAGCAATTCTAAACGGTGTTCACAAATATAGTGTTGGCTTAGAAGATGTAGTCAACAGAGTTCATGCATTTGGATCGAACACTATGACTAGCTATCCTCCATATAATATTGTGAAGGAATCTGGATCGAAATGGTATATTGAAATGGCGCTAGCTGGCTGGAAGAAAGAAGAGATTCAAGTTACCACAGAATTCAATGTTCTGGTTATTTCCTCTAAGGGCAAAGGATCAGAAGAAAGTGAATCCGATGAATATGTTCATAGAGGATTAGCTAAGAGAACATTTACAAGATCGTTCAATCTTGCAAGTGATGTTGAAGTTGGTAATATCACTTATGCTGATGGTCTACTGAAAGTTGAACTAATGAGAGTCATTCCTGATCAACAGAAAAGAAGATATTATGGAATTGTATAAATAATATTACTATCGTCGCCGCAGGAAATCGTTGGCAAAATCCAATTAATTTCCTTTCATTATGGTAGTAATAAAATTAAATAGGGGCTGGTGTGCGACCACCCCTTTTTTATTGGGAGAAAACTATGAATTATTACATCAATCTATGCCCTAAATTCTGCGAAGACTCGGAAATGTTAACCTTGGATATTCCTAGTGAATATATGAATCAAGTTCTAGCATTAGCAAGATACCTAGCAGATGAAAAGAATATTACAGAAAAGAGAGCACTATCTGATATAATTAGAGGAACTCTCGATCAACTTTTGGAGAAAAATTATGACAGTAAAAATCGCAAGGCTTCAAAACGGGGAAGACGTAATAGCTGACATTAAAGAAGTCAGGGATTCCTCGGAAAGTGAAAGACCAATTGCTTATTCATTTACCCTTCCTTACATGGTAATGATTCAGCAAAACTCTGAAGTTTTATTTGAAGAATACCAGGAAGGACCAAAAAAACTTAATAATTTAAAGCTAGAATTATACCCTTGGGTTCCTCTTTCTAGTGGAGATAGTGTATTTGTATCTTTACATCAGATCACATCTATCTATGAGCCCCATACTTCAGTTTTAGAAAAGTATAACGAATTAATTGCGGAGATGAAATCAGATGGTAAAGATAGTAGTATTGCAGAGTAATCCTCAATTTTATTTAATTGGCTCTGTAGTTGAATTGGATGAGGAACCATCTCTTCTGATTGAAAAATGTTATAGTATAACTTATGCTCATGACAGCACACATCCAATTATGGAGAAATATCCGAAGATGTGTGACCAGAGAGATTTGTTCTTGACATCGGAATCGATTTTGACTATAGTGGATCCGAACAAGCAGCTTTTAGACCTTTATCTGGAAGCTTCAAAATCGGAAGAGGATTGATGAAATTTTACACAAACATTACGCTCTTTGGAGACGATATTTTGTATCGTGGTTATGAAGATGGTATTCCAGTTTCATATAGAACAAAATCGTCTCCAGTTTTGTTTGTGCCATCAAATAAGCCCTCCGAATATAAAAGTTTAAATGGAACTTCCGTAAAGCCAATACAATTTGATGGTGCTAGAGATGCTAGGGATTTCCTAAGAAAATATGAAAATATTGGAAACTTTTCTGTCTATGGATATGATAGGTTTCTATATCAATTCATATCTGAAGAATACCCAGATGAGATTTATTTTGATATGAATCAAATGAAAATCTACACCATCGACATTGAGGTTGCATCCGAAAATGGATTCCCCGATGT